AAAGACCTGATCAAAAATTATTATGACCAGCTTGCAGAATTACAGAAAAAATTCTGGTTTGAACGGTTAGACCTTAAAGAATATTGTGTAAGATATGATGCTATAAATAAAAGGATAGCAGAATTGGAAAATGAGTGAGTCAAAAAAGCTGAGAGCGTTGAAGGAAATTAGACGTAAAAATTTAGAAAGAAATTTACTAGATGTCCAGTTAAAAGGTCAGGATCATTATGTGTTTATTAATGAAAGCAATAAGGCACAGGTTGTAAATAAAGATGGTGCATGGGTTACTGAACACATCAGAACATCAATTCTGAAGTTTAATTTTGAGATTGATAAAATTAAAAGGCTATTGGTTAAAGATTTTACAGATGAAGAGATTAAGGAATACGAAAAAAGCGTTTCATAAATCCTTTCTTATCTTTTCTTACTTGATGAGCGGCAAAAAAAGCCTCAAGTTCTACTAAACGACCTAATAAAGATGCAAGAAATACATCCTGTTTCATTTGATGCCTGACTAAATGTGTGCAATACCGTTTAATACTGTAGATATCATCAGAGGCTAGTATGTCACGACATCTTTGTTCCACCGATAGCTCAAGTTCTAGTGGAGCATCTTCTATTTCGATGTTTAAAAATTTTTTCTTTTTCATTTTACTGGGAAGAGTTTTTCTTCAATCATCTTGACGATGGCATCATCAATGTCATTATCTGACTTGGCTGCTAAGTCTTGTAAGATGGACAAACACGCTTTTCGTAGACTCTGCGATTTGCCAAACTTGATGAACAGGTTGATTAAAAATTTAGACATGAAAAGTTTTTGTGTTCTTTCCCAAACATACCAAAGATTAGCGATTTTGCCCCTCTATACGACTTACGGCTTTCTCTAGCTGATTTATTCGATTAAATAATTCTCTAATGTCTCTTTCTCTTCTATTACTCATATTGGACAGCACCATAAGAAAAGCGGTGGCTGCTGCTCCTATTAACGCTCCATAAATCTCTGGCATTTGCTTAAATTAACAATTATGTCTAGTATGACTAATAAATCCTAGTTATGACAGAAGAAATTAAAAAAAGCCCATTAAAAAAATTAAAAGAAACTATTGAGGACAAAGAAGAACAATTAGCTTTTATTTCAGTAGTAGTCAGGTTAGTTGTAGTTGGGTGGAGTGGTTTCATAGTATCCCTTAACTACATAACAATTCCCGGTTATAGTAACGAACCCAAGGATATAACTTTTCCGGCTTCGCTTTTAACTGGAGCGTTAGCGAGTTTTGGATTAGAGGGTGCTAAAAAAAGAGGTGATGGTACTTTTAAAAAAGAAGATAAGCCATTAAATAAAAAAGAAGTTGAACAGTTACTAGCTACACAATCAGGTAACTATCAAACAATTAGAATAGAGACACCCATCAAGATTCTTGGTGCGGAAGTTGTAGATAAAAAGGAGGACAAAAAGTGAAAAGACTACTTCCATTTTTATTTCTTATGTCAGCACCAGCTTATGCTGATATAAAACAGGAATTTGTAACCTCTGCACAAATATCCATAGACTCGCCTTATGTAATTACTAATGCCGCCCCATCGAGCTACAGCATAAGCGGAAATAATATCACTACTTCTACAGGAACAGGCGATAGTGTGGTTACTAATGGAATCGGTGGATTAAATCTTGGTAGCTTAAGTAATGGAGTACCAGCTTTAGTTAATACAAATAAATCGGTTACAACGGCTGGCTCTGCCTTCTCTCTCAGCGAAAGTTATCAGGCTGGAGACGTAACGCAATCTGCAATCACTCCATCAAGCGGTATTGCAACTCTTCCTGTACTTGGCGGGCAGACAACAGTAATTTCTGGAGGGACTGCGGGATCGCTCGCCCTTACGAGTGTCAGTTCAGGAATACATACTTGCACAGCAGGAGGTAGCGGAACAAGTTGTATAGGATCTACTACTGTCCGTATTACGATTGACTAAGCTTTGGCTACTAATTTTATTATTACTGCCTGTCAAAACCCTTGCAGTGCCAGTAGTCCCTCAGTTCAGATCTGGAAGTTCTCAAACTTCAAGCACATCAGAAAGTGTAGTTAATGAAGTCATTACTAGCCATCAATATCGTACAGGATACTCCTACTCTGCATCAGGACATAATATTGAAAGTTCCGATCTTAATGGATATATCAACCCTACAGCTAAAACTCTTACAGAACAAACTGTTGGAGGAGTAAATTTTAGTTGGACTTCACCAAACTTAGAGGCCGTCCCAAGATGGACAATAACAACTCCAGGATCAGCTTTTTCTCTTCAAGAAACTCTAATAACACCAGGGTTAGACACAGTAACGACCATAACAAGAACAATAAATACAAGCACCACAGTAGAAACTACAACTACCTTTGGGCAATAGCTTTACTTCTCTGTCCTACAAAAGTTCTAGCTAATACAACAGTTGCAAGTCCTAGCTCTAATGCTCAAGGTGTTGTAAATAATAATGCCACGATGATTACACCTTCTTCTATGCCATCTTTCAGAATGAGTCAGGGAATTGTCTGTGCTTCACCTAGTCTTACAATTACTCCTTATGTAACTGACTCTCATACATTCTCTTTACCTAGAGAAACTGTTACCAGACAAAATATATATGACGAGAATACTGGCGAGATCAAATATGTACAAGAAACTCCCAGATTTGAAAAGGAGAACTTTAATTTAAATTATGGTATCTCTGCTCAACTGAATATTCCATTAGGAAAGTCTCCACAACTTTGCCATAGGGCAACAGAAATAAATATCAAAAATCAAGAATTATTGTATAAGAAAACTAAATTAGAGATCAGTTTGCATAGGTTGAAAATCTGTGCGGAACAAGCAAGATTGGGTGTTACCTTCAAGCCAAATACTCCTAGTGCTGTCACTTGTGAAGATATTGTAGTTACAGTTCCACCAGGCCAAGTTATCCCACATACTCATGAACTAAAAAGGCAGTAGACAAGCACGGGTCGAAACTTGCCTACCTAGACGCCCTATCCATTGCCTTGTCGAATAGGGTTCTTTTATTTTAACTTATCTTTCTTCTTTGTAAGCCTTTTTACTATCTGTTTTACTAATGGTTTTACTGCGTTAAGAAGAAGTGGACTACTGGCAGCGACCAAGCCAATAACAGCAGTAGATACAATAGTAGAAACTTCTGGAATGTATTGATCTTTAAACGGGACACTTTCATAGAGAGTTATACATTCAATCCCATCATCTCCTCTTTCATGACCTGTGACACGTTCCAATCGTTTTTCGTTACGAAAGTCTCCAACCCTTTGATCTTTTTTACCAGGACAGGGTTCTAATTCAATATCTTTATCTTTTGGTAGTTCTGGTATCTCTTGTTGTTTTGTCTCTGGTAGGGGTGGGGTTTCATTAGTAACAGGAACTTCTTCTGTAATGACCAAATTCTCAGGTGTATAGTCAAGAGGAATAAAACTAGGAAACGGAAAATCACACGTTGTATATACACCATTAGGATCTTCTAATAACAAATTACGATTACCTGTATTTTTTATGTCACGATGCTGATAGGTACAACCAGGAACATCTATATCAGGTGGTTTTGCTATCTCAATATAATGAGGACTATAGATTTCTGGAACGTCTGGAATATATATTTCGGGAATACTTATATCAGGTATTTCCAATTATTTTTTAAGGAAAGGAATAGATTGACCTGTTGTACTTGGTAAAGATTTATCTAATACTTTAGGCATCATTCCTTGAACACCTCCAAGAACTTTATTCATCATCTTTGTCTGGAACTGTTCAGAAGTTACATACTTGTAACCAAAGTACGCTCCACCACTCATGGAAGCTACCATAATAAATGAAATGATGCTTAAAGCATTAGCTATTTTTTGAAACATTTTATGTTAAGAGAAATTTTAATAAGATTGGCAGGGCCACTTACGTTGATGACGTTGTTTCTTTTGATTGCTTTAGCACCTCTTTATTTGATGGCTGGTTTGCTTCGGATGTCTCTTGAGTCTCCAAAATCTGTTCCTCAAGGATCTTCATTGCCCCGTTAACTTCATGCAAAGCGATCCAGAGTTGTTCCCTTTGCTGTGCAAGCTGCTGCAATCTCTCCTGTAAATTCATAATTTAGTAGAGTTTTTTACCAGCAGTAATAGCAGCATCAATAGCTGTAAAATCTTCTGATGTCCAAATAGATGTTGTACCATCAGTTTTTTTGTAGTCCTTGATAATTTCAAGATGCTCTACATTACGCTGAATTTTAGCTTTAAAATCAGTATCAGTTTCACCTGATTCTTGAGCAGTACCGATAACAGTTACGCTATCACCAGCAGCAGAGAAAATCTTTGCGATTTCGTCAGCAGTTCTTTCTTCCATGATAAAAAAAAGTAGTTGTTTACAGTTTACCCTGCTTCGAGGGCTGTGACTTTTACTGATAACTCCTTAATAGCATTTACAAGAATTGGTATCAAATGTGATCCTTGATATTTCAAAGAATCCTCATCTTGATTGTTTATAATTACAGGGTCTGACCCCTCTACAGAAAGAATATCTTGTGCTAAAAATCCATATTTTTTATCACCATGCTTAACATCTGAACCACGTTCTTTACTGAACCAAAATGATTTAGGTTTAAGTTGATTTACAAAATTTAGACCTGTTGTAATATCTTGTATGTCTGTCTTATCTCTTTCATCAGAGCCAACTGTCCAATCAACTTTTATATAACAATTAGTAATATTATTATCACCTAATACAATTTGATTACTGCTACCAGTTAACTGTCCAGAAGGCCCATTAGATGTGCCAGCATCCTTTCCTAACAAAAGATTATTACTACCAGTATTAATATTCAAACCAGCATGGAGACCAACAGCTGTGTTATTACTACCAGATGTGACATTTACTAAGGATTCATAACCAACTCCTGTATTATTGTCTGCTGTAGTTGATGCTAATGCTTGCCAACCAACAGCAGTGTTATTAGAAAAACTAGTGCCTTGTGCTAAAGAGTTCCTACCAATTGCTGTATTATAATCTCCAGTTGTACATTTACCCAAACAAGTCTGACCAAAAGCAGTGTTCTCACTTCCTGTTGTATTAGCATCTAAAGCTGTACTACCAACAGCAGTATTATTTGCCCCAGTTGTGTTTGCTCCTAGTGCTGCTCTTCCAACGGCAGTGTTGTTTGTTGCTGTTGTGTTTGCATCTAACGCATCAGCACCGATGGCAGTGTTTGAACTACCTGTAGTATTAGCACCTAAACAAGTTTGCCCTACGGCAACATTACTATCTCCTGTAGTGTTCGAGTCTAAGCAGTTTCTTCCAATTGCGGTGTTTGATGCTCCAGTAGTGTTTGCAAACAAAGCTGATGACCCGATAGCTGTGTTATCGCTTCCAGTCGTATTAGTTCCTAGAGCATCAGCTCCTAAAGCTGTGTTATGAGCTCCTGTAGTATTTGATACTAAAGAATTTGAACCAAGAGAAGAATTGTAACTTGCAGTTGTGTTATTTATTAAGGCACTTTTTCCTATCGCTGTGTTATGAGCTCCGGTTGTGTTTGTTGCTAATGCAAATTCACCAACGCCAGTGTTATTAGATGCGGTTGTGTTTGCTTGTAAAGCACCTTGACCAATAGCTGTGTTATTAGCTCCAGTCGTGTTTACTGTTAATGAGTTGTAACCTACGGCTGTATTATCATTTGCAGTAGTATTTGCGGCTAAAGATGCTCTACCTACAGCTACGTTTTTAGATCCAGTTGTAGTAGCTCCTCCAGCGTTATACCCTAACAGTGTATTCTTTTCGCCACTTGTAACTATATATCCAGAATAAGCTCCTATTGCTGTATTTTGCGTCCCAGTGCTACTTGATAATGAGGAAAAGCCTACGGCTGTACTGTTACTATTTGTTGTATTAGCATCTAACGCTAAAGAACCTATAGCAGTGTTATGCTCTCCAGTTGTGTTTTGCTGTAAAGCATCTTTACCTATAGCTGTATTATTACTTGCTGTATTATTGTCTAATGAACCTCTTCCTACAGCAGTATTATTAATGCTTGTGGTGACAAATTGCAAAGAATTTCTACCAATAGCAGTGTTAGCTGTGCCAGTTGTATTTCGTGTTAAAGCTTGATATCCAATAGCAGTATTTTCATCAGCAGTAGTATTAGCGTCTAAAGCATTCGCACCCACAGCTACGTTCTGCGTTCCAGTTGTGTTTGCTGCTAAACAATTACTTCCAACAGCAGTGTTAAGAGCTCCAGTTGTGTTATTCAACATTGCTAAAGAACCTACTGCTGTATTATTATCTGCTGTTGTATTTTTATTTAAGCTGGCATGACCAATGGCGGTGTTATTTGAACCTGTCGTGTTGTCAGTCATGGCTGCTCTTCCCATGACGTTATTATTATTACCCGAAGTATTTGCATCTAAAGCTGCTTGTCCAATGGCATTATTCTGATAACCTGTTGTGTTTGCTATTAAACAAGTAGAGCCAATAGCTACATTTTCTGATCCAGAAGTATTTGCTGTAAGAGCATTTTTTCCAATAGCTGTATTATTATTTCCAGTTACAGAAGCATCTAAAGCACCTTCTCCAAGAACAGTGTTATTCCCAACAGAGTTTGCTCCTTTACCTATATTTACAGAATTTATCGTCCCATCAGCAGAAAAAGATGGCCCTCCAGTTAACGTGAATAGATTTACATAAGCATTATTAGAAGCATTTCTCAGCTTCATTATTGATGCTGAAGTATCAGCAAAAAATTGCGTTGCGTATGTGGTAGTTGGGGCAGAAGAATTTGAATTATTTGTAGCAATCGCACTTAACGCATTATTAATATCTGCTCGGACATTAGCTCCCGTAGAGTTGTCTATAACATAATCATGTGTAGCCATTACTTAATCCAAATTTTATCTAAGTATATCTTAATCTAAAACTAACTACCACGCCCAAACCCTGTGGCTGCATATTTGAAATTTCTATTAACATGGCTAGATCCATTCTTCACATCAATATCAAAACCGCTTCCAGTTATATTTGATAGGGCAAAGAAATCCCCTGACTGTGCATTTTCAATAACTATGCCAATAGAAGGAAGAACAGAATTATCAGGAACACCTGTCCCAGTAGAGCCTGTGAAGAAAGTATTTGTAAAAGACACTGACTTGGTGGAAGTTCCAGATGCTATATGACCTCCTGTAGTAGCCCCTGCATTACCAAGACTTGTCTCTGTTCTGCTTTCTAATTGTGCTGTGTATCCTAGCTGATCTATTTCAATAGATTGTGCAGGGTCATTTGAATCCATATCGCATCTAAATTTAAATCCTCTTGCCACAAATGTTCCATTTACAAAAGGATTAAATTGACTAAAGTTTGCTCCATAAGTACAAGATGTTCCACTTGATATTGTTGCACTTGTAGCAGAGGTAACTGTAAATGTTGAGGAACTTGGAACAGAAACAATTTGGTAATTTCCATCAGTAGCCGAACCAGCAGTGAAATCTATGACAACAAAATCACCCACAGAATACCCATGAGAACTCTTTGTGATTGTTATAGTTGTTCCACTTTGTCCGTAGGTAGCAGAAACTGATAAATCAGGATCAAGATCAGTAGTAGCAACTAATAAAGATGCTCCAACATCAAATGCTGTCGCACCGTCAAAATCTGTCCATGTATCAATATTTCCTGTTCTCTTATCTATTAAATCATTAGGATAAAAGCCTTGCGAAACAATATGTCTGCGCAATCTCAAAGGTTGTTTACCACCTAAATCAAGTGTATTTGCAAAACTATAAGTGCCGCCTGTTATGTCAACAGCACCCAAAAAATCAAAATCAGCCATTGCATCAAAATCTGTCACATCATCCAATAATTCAAGAGAACCTAGTACAAGACCATTAACTTCATCACTGAAAAAACAATCAACTTTTGCACCAGCAAAAGGAGGGCTGTCTGTATCCTCTCGATCTGTTAAGACTGTTAATTTTGGTAAAGGGTCAGGGCTCTTTACAATAATTGAAGTTTCACCAGAACTAAGTCTGCCACCATCATCTTTAAATTTTAAAATATATTCTCCAGAAACAATATTGGGAACAATACTTTCACTTACGTTTCCTGGTAGGGCTGGTATCACATCAACCGCATTTGTAAAAGTTCCAGTTCCATCTGTAAGGTTTGATGATCTGACCACAACGTTTCCTCCATGAACAACATCCACATCGGTTGATTGATCAAAACGTAGCCTTACAAACTGATCTGATATTGGTTCGATTCGTAAATTCTGAACATCAGATGGTAATGCAGTTTTTCCTAAAGCAATAAAAGTAGTTTTTGCTGGCTCTGCACTTGGTTTATCTAAAGCATTAAAACTGAATACCCTTAATTCATAAGTACCTTTTTGACTATTTTCAATATCAAAAGTATTACTTAAAACATCACGAGTAATAAAATTACCATCATTAAATCTGTATTGAACTTGATATTTGCTTACACCTGAAACACGTTGCCAGTTAAAAAATATTTTGCTTACAGCTTTATTATCTATAACAACAATTTTTTCTTCTGCGGATAAATTACTAGGTGCATCTTTAAGAGCAGTCAAAACAGTGGTTGTTCTTGTTGGTAATGCAGCCCCATCCTCTACAAAGGCATATTTTCCAGAGTTATGTTCTAAGGCTGTTATCTGAAATGTAAGGTCTTGACTTTCTTTTACACTTATAACTCTCCATGTTGTTGTCTGTAATGTGTCATTTTGTAAGATCCAAACACTATTAGCATTTGGCGCAGACGAGTAAGCAGAAGAAACAGTAATCACTGCTCCATCTATACTTGATATGTTTTTAGTCTCAACTGACCCATCAGACAAAACAACAGATAATGTTGCATTATTTGTTGCATCGAGATCTGTATCTGTCGTATCGTCAACTGTTATTGCAGTGGTTGTAGCTGATGCAATCCTTCCTCCTCTTCTTGAACCAGCTTTTACAGGATCACTTATTTCTATAATCTGCCCTGGTCTTACTAATGTTCCAGCCTCTAGTGTTACTGAAAAAGAACAAGTCTCTCCTGAATTTTGTTCATTATATAAAAACCATTTGCCCATTCTTGCTGCTTGACCTCGACTTGTGCAGCCAAAACTTTGAATTGTTTTTATAACTGTGCCATATTTTGCGCTTGCTGTTGTATCTTCTACAGTTTCATAATCTATCTCTCTTGAATCAAGATCCAAATATCCAACATTAATAACGGTATGTCTTGTTTTTAATGAAGAACCTGTATATTGGAACCCCTCCTCTGACACGTTGGAATAATTAAACAAATAAACAGGATCTGTTGGTCTATCACCTGATATATTTATTGCACCTGCACTATAAAAAGGCATTACACGCATTACGGAACAAAGGTCATTGATCAAATTGAATGCCTCTGACTGCTGGGTGATATTTGTATTTATTGCAAACCTAGCTTCCTGTCCACCAAGGCCATCATCTACTAATTCATTGTTATAAACAGATTGATTGTAAAATGTGTATTGATCTAAAGAACTTTCTGCAATAGATAACCCATATCTTGTGTTTGTTAATAAATCCCAAAGAACCCAAGCTGGATCACTATGCCACTCTGTAGCAGCTTTAAATGTGCCGTTAAATGTTCCACTATAAGTAATACGACCAGTTTGAATGTCAACAGTTGCATTGTGCGGAATTTTTGTCTTGATTCCTCTTAGCCTGAATGACCTCTTTGGTATTCTTGGAAAGGCTTCTGCGCTAAATCTAAGTGCTAAATGTGCTACATCAGGATAAGCATTTTGTTCAAATATTACCTCAGTCATACTTGACCATGAAAAAGCAGAAAATATAGGGCTAGTAGTATCATCAGTTGTTCTTGAAACTCTTACATTGATTGGGAAACTTGTGCTTGTTGGGAGAGTAATTAAATAATCTCTAAAATATGTGCTGGTTGATCTTCCAGTAACAGTGTCGTCAATTGGTGTTGTTGTTGTTCCATCGTTTTGTATGATTTCAATTTTAACCCCTGCACTTGCACCTGTAATTTCTCCACTATCTTCCACCTCTTGAATACTTTGGAAAGATACTGTCACTCTGACCGCATTAACAGCAGTATTTGATATGGCTCTTGTTATTGGATTACCACTTGTTACAGCAACACCAACGCTGCTTTCTGTTTCAATATTTGCTATACCACCGATAAAAGTTTGATTAGAAGTACCAAATCGAGGTTCAAAACCTACTTCTTGAAAGTTAAAATCACTGTCATCAGGAGAGGAATTAGAAGCTGCTGTTTGCAGAAGTTGTGTTCCATTAAGAAAAATATCTTTTTTAAAAGCATTGTTGTAAGCATCTGTTCCTTTTGTAAGACCAGCCTTCGATGCTGTTGCACTGCCCTCGATCTCACCTTCCCCTACCACCTCAACTAAGGTATTAAATTGTTTAGATGAAAGCGTATCAGAAGGTAAATCTGGATTGGTAAAAACTGTTTGTTGAGTAAATTCTTGTATTCCAGCCATTAAGCGTCACCTCTTACCTGCACTGTATCAATACCATTAGAGACCGTCACTGAGCCAACTATCGTTTCTCCATATATTAAATTTATTGGCCCACCAGCTTTTGCAATGTTGGTGATACCACTGAATGAATAATTTGATGCAAGAGATGATGGGTCAGTTCTTTCCATCCCAGATGGCCCTCTTGCTTGCGGTTGAGGTGAAAGTAAAGAAGTCACACCACTTATAGCCAAACTTGTGAGACCTGCTGTTACAACACCTCCTATTATCCCTCCTAATCCAGCTGCTGATACAGCCCCTCCTATAAAACCACTAAGAGCTGGAGCAAAAAAAGGTACTAAAAAACCAGAACCAGTTGCTACAGGGATGATTTTTATTTCACCATTACCTGTCATATTTAAAGTTTCGTCAGTGATCACCTTGTCACCTGAATAAACTTTATAAACTTGATTTTGTAAATGACTTACAATCTCTGGATAATTACAACATAGAAAACTAAAAGCCTGACCAACATTATTTAAATCAGCTTCAAATGATGTCTTGCCGATTAATTGTCTTAATTTTCCATAGATTTTAATTTTTCTCAACATGGCGATATCTTTTATAAATTGATTTTTGCATTTGAGAATCAAGTAAATCTCTTGAGCTTAGTCTACCAACTTGATGGTGTAAAACCATCTGTTCTCCAAGATAGATGCCAACATGACAGCCAGTGTTTTTTGCCATGCTCATTAATAATAAATCATCTTCTTTAATATCATCGTTCACTTCTTTAAAATTACACAAAGGAATCTCTTTTTCAAACTTTCCATTAGTTAACATTTCAACAGGATTTTTTGGTCTTATCATATCTCCCACCTTTAATCCTTTCTCTTTAAAATAATCAACAACAATCGTCCAACAATCAGCAGCCCCCCAAATCCAAGTCTTACCAATTATTGAGGATGGTTTATATCCAGACGGCTCAAAACTATGCCAATCATTTATCTTAGGACTGTAAATATACCATTTTAAACCTAAATACTCACAGGCATTTTTATCGGTTTCAGATGGAAATATTGGCCCTGTCGGATGGGAATGAATTATTGCTATAAGTTCACCACTATCTTCTGCATAAGCCCAATCATCGGGATCAATAATAAAATACGAACAAAGATTGTTTGCTAAATTTTTACAAGGGAAATAAGTTTCTTTTCCTTTTACTATCGCCAACAGCCCACAAGATTCTTGAGGTAGACAATCTTTAGCGTGTTGTGCTGCTTTATCTTTCCAAGTCATGAGTCAATAAAAGTACCGATACCCGGAAAATCTTTTCTAGTGAATTGTCTTTTTGGAACTCTTACATTAGCTAAATCAAGAGCAGAAACACATTCATACTTTATAAATTGTCTATTCTCTAAAACTTTTCGATCCAAAAAATATATCTCATCGGGAAACTTATCAGCACTAGGAGTTCCAAAGGGGTTTGATCCACCTGAAAAATTAGCAGCATCAAGGTTTGAAGCAAGTGTTCTTATTCTTGTTAATTTTGCTCCATTAAGATCATTGGCAGGGGTAAAAGCATTTACAGTTGCAATAACGGCCGTAAGTGTAGATAAAATATTACTCACTGTTAAGGTGGGTCTTGGGATTTGTCCTTTTCCTGTGAACTCAAACCCTTCGGCCTCTATTGGAAATCTTGCATAAGTGTTACCTTGCCAAACGAGTTCTCCATTGCTGTTTTGATTTGATCCACTATGGTAACGATATAAAGTGTTGCTTCCATGAATAGACGCTATGAGTTGTAGTTCAAACAGTTCAATGACTGCTGATGGATTTATGCTTTGAAGTTCAGAGGTTGGTATTGCCATCTATGGTTCTGCTACCTCCTCAAAAGTAAGGTTCATTGTCACTCTGTTTAAATATGGAATTGTTTTGGATCTTCTTGTGCATTTAAATTTTCTCGCAGAAGATTCTCCTGTCATTGTGTAATCAAAAGAGGCTTGATCATCAAATCTTGCATTTAAAAAAGTATCTATGGTATCGGAATCTGTTTCAGAAATATTAAAAGTAAGGTTTACAACATGAAGTCTTTTGTTAGCTGGCAAGCCAAAAACAGTTCTGAACTCATAGCCATCACCAAGTTTTGTGACAAGCCCTTTTTGCTCAACAGTTTGTGTTGTTCCATAGGTTGGTGTGATCGAGGGAAAGGTTGCCATTATGTTAGTAATCCTCCAGGTCTTTTCTCTTTAACAAGTTGTTCTTGTACAGCCTGACCAATTATTTGACCAAGTTGTTGTGCATCAGTAGTAGATCCTTGAACGGCACTACCACTAGCATCTACATTTACTGTAACCATATTAGTAACACCTCCACCTCCGATCATGTTATTTGGAATTATAGTGCCAGAACTTGTTGGGACAAACATTTCAGGGCCACGCTCTCCTACAAGTGAGGCCTTTCCAACAGGCGGTCTTCCACCATTAGCAAAACCAAGACCCGAACTGATACCAAGATTTACTGAACCAAAACCAACACCGCCTCCGCCTCCAGAAAATAGTCCACCACCACTTTTTTTTCCTCCTCCGAATAAACCACCTAAAAATCCTCCAATTCTATTACCAATTCCAGCAGTTGCTCTTTGCAAAGCAACTTCAACAAGTTTTCTTTTTAGATCATTTAAAACACTGATTGCGGCATCTGCCAGTGATTTTGTCCCCATGACAGCATCAGTTAAATTGCTGACAATTCCTTGTTCTACACTTTGGCCTATCTCCATAAATTTCTCGTTTAAGATATCAGCTTCACTTTTTACATTTGAAAGAGATTCTGCAAATTTATCAGATCCAAGACTTAAATTACCAACTAAAAAACTTGTTTGATTAAGACGTTCATTAAATAAATCTGAAGTAGTAACATTATTTCCTAATGAAGTTTTTATATTTAAAAAATTATTAGCTAAGTCTGAAGACGTTTCCTCAACTCCAAAAATATTTTTATCTATAGATTTTACAAAAAGATTTGTTTTACCAAGATTTTCATTTAAAAGATTTGTTGGTGTAATCGTTTTTTCAAAAGCAAGCGTAGTTTCTTTTGCTTCATTATTTGACTGTTTTATATTGTTTGTTATCTCTTTTGTTTTTTTATCTTTTTTATCTAAGGTTTTTAGTTCTCTTGCATCTAATGCCTCTTTAATTTTTGCTGCTTTTATTTCTTCAAATAATTCTTTTTCTCTTGCACGACCTTCACCTGTTAATGGCGCAAAAAATCCTTTCTCTTGTCTTACTTTTTGTCTTGCCTCGCCTCTGGCTTCCATCGCAATATTAGCAAGATTTATTCTTCCGACTTTATTTGCAGTTCCTACTCTTTCGACAAGTTTTGTTATCTGTCCAACCGCATCAATTGCAAGATTTAAAACTGTTTTTATTTCATCGCCAAGCTCCTCTCCAATTGATCTCGCTAAAGTTTCGACTGTATCTTGTAACGTGCTTAATCTTCCATTTAAAGTATCCGCTTGTGCAGATGCTCCTCCAAAAAACTCACCGCCTTCACTTGTTAAATTTACAATGGCCTGTCTAAATTGATCAGCACTTATCGCACCATCGCTCATTGCATCCGCTAAGGCTTCTGCTGACATCCCTGTCATCCTTTGTAGTTCTTCTGTTACATTTATTCCTTTTTCTAGTAACATAATATTTTCTTCTTGCTGGAATTTATTTTTCGCCACAACTTTACCTATTGCAAGTGATACTGAATCAATATCAGCCCCTGCTGTACCAGCAATGTCAGCAATTCTTCGTGTCATGTCAGTCACTTTCTCAGTTTCAACTCCGAAAGCTTTCATTCTTTTGGTAATTTCTATCAATTGACTACTTGTAAATGGTGTTACAGCACCGAAATCTTGCATTTCTTTTATTATTTGATTTGTTTTTTCTACAGACCCAGTCAAAACTTCTAAACTTTTTCTTTGGCTTTCTAGTTCTGCTGTCTTAACAAAAACAAACCTAGCAGATCCAACAACTGCTAATGCAGCAAGTAATGGTTTTAATGCACCAACTAAACCTTTTACACCTGATTGGGCTGTTTTAGCAGAAGTTCCAGTGTTTCTAATTGATTTGTTTGATTTATCTAAACGACCTTTTAATTTATTTGTATTTTGGCTTAATAGTTTTGTTTGATCATTAACCCTTTTTAAAGGATTGATGGCATTTTGAGCATCAACTATTAATCTGACTGTTGACTGTGCCACAAATACAAATAACCTTTATTATATATTACCTTGATTTGGCTTTTTGTCGTTGCATTTCTTTTTGCTCTCTGTCAATTTTTAATTCATAATAAGCAGCCCAATAAACTAACTCCTCTTGAGTAATTAAGGTTCTTAATTCATATAATGTTTTACCAAGTTCTGTTGCTAGGAAAAATTCAAAGTTTAACCAATTGTCCCCTTTTATTCGTTTTTTGCTTTTGGAATATCAATCTCTATATCCATCATAAATATTTCAATATCGTTCAAAATCTTTTCAGGAATTTGTCTTTGAAGCATAGGTGCATCTGACATATCAAATGCTGGAGTGCCGTCTTCCTTTTGTGCCACTTTACATAAAAGCTGTGTTGAGATAGTCAAAGCCTCATCTGTACCAGCTAATTGTTGGGCTTTCTGTCTATCAAATCTTGTAATAGGTGGAAAATATAAGGTTGTTAAAATTTTACCTGATGAATCTTTGAGATCATATTTGCGTCTAGCAGTCATCTCATCTTTGAATCCACCAATGATGAGGTCTGCTGTTCTTTGAGTTGACATAAAAATTTGGGGTTGTAAAAGTTTTTATTAGATAGCAGATGTAATTGTTCCGCTTGGCTTAAATGTAATGCTTATTGTGCTTACGTCACCTAATGATGAAGATTGCTCAAAACTTGTGATTAAACCAGAAAAACTAATTTTCGCTGAACCGCTTGCACTGTCAGGGAATAGTTCAAAAGCTGCTGTGCCAGCATCGCCTGTTGTTAAAATTCCATCAACGAAAGTCGCAGTTTCTCCAGAGGCAGCATTGTCGTAAACCAACTCAGCAGAACCTTCACCTTCAATTAATCCACCTATGAATTTTTTAAAGGTATCGCCCTGTACAGTTGTTTCTTGGGTATCTTTGGTGATAGACATAGACCATGATCTTGTGCCTAGTACTGGGTTAACTGAAGAGCCACCATCATCAAATTTGACTTGCCCAACATCGCCTTTTACAGCAGCCATAACAAAAAAAAGAAAGATTTATAAATATATTAACTCTTTTCTGACTTTTTTACAGCTTTTTTTGTCGCTTGTTGTTTTTCCATGTGTCTTTTACAGGAATTATCCCAGTAATTTGCTTCTCTTCTTCCTTTTACTGCTTCGATAGCATCAAGCATTTCTTCTGTGATTTCAATCATTAAAGATCCTCATAGACATTAAATGTAATTCTTATTTGAGTTTGAAACTTGCCTTCTGGACTTGATGATAAGACTTCAGGCCCAATAGGAGAGTCAAAGATTACATTTGAAACTGTGACCCTATTGTATAAATCTCTCAATCTTTTGCCAATTGTGTAATTTGCTCCTGATCCAATCCCTTCTTCTGTAAATATATTTAAAACTATAAGACCAACAACATCATTAAAAGCAAAAGAGGTATCTCCTTGAGTAAGGTATTGATGCGCTCCAAAACTTGTAAGGCATTGAACAAAAGTATCTTCTGTGGTTGAATCAAATGCCATGTTGTTGAATACAACAGGAATCGCTGGGCTTGACGCAAGTTCTGTTGCTAGTCTTGCCTCTATCGTAGATCTTACGGTGTTTAAATCTATTGCTGCCATTTATGCCTTCCTAAATTCGTTTTTAATATACTGTTCTAATTGTTTTGCAACAAGTTCTGGATAACCTTTGATTGTGCTTTGACGAGTTCTATATACCCCACCCCAACTTGGAGGTAAGTTTGTTCCATAAGCAACAGGTTCTGCATATTCAATATTTGTGGAAACGATACCAACATAAGTTTTGACTTCACTTTGCCAAGAATTTCTTAAAGTTCCACCAACTCCAGATTCTCCTTCTCTTGGTTCAAAAACAGGAGTAAATTCAATAATATCTTTTTCTGCTTTAAAAGTTGCTTTTCTTACGACTTTTTGTACCTTCTCACCGAAATGATCTCCAATATCAGTTAAGTTTATTTCTCTAGCCATAGTTACCTCAAGATTAGATCAAAACTTATAGGAGTATTATCTTGTTCATTTGTAATCACTTGAATTACTTTAAATTCAACATTACTAATCAAAACTCTGTCTTTTGTTGTTGGAACAAAACTTATATCTTTTGATGCAATAATTAATCTTTTATCCTGGGATTCAATAAGATCATTTACCTCGGATCTGTTTACATTACTTAATGCACCTTTGACAGTTGTATCAGATGTAGATTCTGTGATCGCTCCAGTGGTTGTGTTATAAGCACCAGCCGTCACTCGCCTAATGGTTACATCTCCTCCAAGTTTTTTCAAAGTTTTAGAGGCTGCTGTTTTTAATGCGTTAGCAAGACTCATAATGAATAAGC